TCATTTTGGGTTCCTTCCCAATTTCAGCCTTGGATTGTTCCTCGGCTACAAAAGTAACTCTACTACAAGTTTGCAATCTTCGCTACTTCAAAATGCGAATTACTGAAAGTCATAGATCTACCTGGGGTTTCAGTCAGGATCGATGATCCACATCTCCTCAATGTGGACGGTCTTACCCAGGGACGGGTAGGAGAATGTGCGCGCCAGGATGTAATCGTGCCCAATTTTTGCATCCCACAGCGCCTCCTTCATCCTAGGATAGTTGAAGCGATTGACCTTTGCAGTGAAGAGCGCCGTTTCGTCCTCCAGATAGAGCGTCATTGAGTCCTTGAGATCCGGAGACTTGATGCTCTTGGGGTCAAGTTCCTCGCCGGATCTTGACCGGTGATTCTCAAACAGATCCATGAGGTTTCGGTTGCGCAGACGGCCCAAGATGATTCCCTTCCAGCGCACGGCCTCGTATGGAACGTCTTCTGCGGACGAGCGCGGGAACGGCATGCCATGGTCGTTGTCTTTCAGAAACTCCTTGATGGAGGCGACATCGCGGTGCACCTTGTCAATGTCAAACGGATCGTCGTCATCCGCAAATGCGGCGATCTTTTCAACAGTCTTGGGACCGAAACCGCTGATGGAGGTCAGATCGCTCCATTTGACAATTCCAACATCATTGTCAAACTCCTCAATCTGCTTTGCGCGAGCCTCGCCTACTCCAGGGATCTGGAGAAATCCGGCGCGCACTCCGCCCTTGGTCGGCACCCAGGTCGCCCTGGATAGGCCGGGCTTGGGAGGCAGCACCTTGAAGTCGCGACCGAACTTGACACTGCCCATGTCGCGCATCAGCACGACGCGCTTCTCAACATCCTCGGTCTTGTGGAGTTGGGCGGCGTAGAACTCAAGAGGATGGTGGACTTTGAGCCACATGGCCCAGAAGCCGAGCATGGAGTAAGAGACGCAATGCGCAACGTTGAAGGCGTAGGTGCCAGCCGTCACCATTCGCTTCCAGATCTCCTTGGCGGTGTACTCATCAATTCCCTGACTCGCCGCGCCTTCATAGAACTGCTGCCACAGCGCGTTGAACGCGCCCTCACCCTTCTTGGAGGAGATGATCTTGCGGATGGCGGAACGGTGTGTCCAGGGCAGTTTCCCGATGTCTCCGCAAATCTGCAAAATCTGCTCCTGATAGATGATCTGCCCCTCTGTTGGTTCGCAGATCTTGGCCACCAGCGGATGTATGTCAACGCGCTCCTTGCGCTTGTGGCGGATAGCGATGTACTCGCCGGTGCTGCCAGAGTGGAGAGGGCCGGGCCGCGCAAGAGCATTGACGGCTGCGAGGTCCATGAATGACTTGGGCTTCAACTCCTCACACACCAACTTCATTGTGCGGCCTTCAAACTGGAAGATGCCGGCAACGTCGGCCCTCTCAAAGGCGTCCAGGGTCTCCTGGTCGTCCATCGGTATGTCGTAGAGTTCGTCCAGCGACATTCCGAGCGAGTCCAGCGCGATACGAATCATGCCCATGGTCTGGAGGCCTAGCGCGTCCAGTTTCATGAGACCCAAATGCTCGCCGTCGTACTTGTCCACCGAGAGAACTTGGACGCTGTTTTTGTTCTTCCCAACATTGTCCCTTCCATAGGTCGCGACGTACTTCCAGAGGTGGTCTGCGCCAACCACAAGGCCAGCCGCGTGGACTCCGAATGACTTATAGTTTCCCTCTAGGATGAGCGTCTTGTAAAGTTCCGGATACTTGTCAAATACATCCTTGACCTGAGGGAACAAATCTACCGTATCTTGGATGCTCGCGTCAAACCGGGAGTCACCTCCGGAGCGCTCAACTAGGAACTCCTTGGCGGCGTTGATCTCGGCACGCGGGAGGTTGTAAACTCGCGCAACGTCGTCGATGGAATTCTTACCCCGATAGCGCGTGAACGTTCCGATATTGCCAACGCGATCCTCGCCATATTTAGCAATCATGATTTGGCGAACCTCATCACGCCGGTCATCCTCAAAGTCCAGGTCAATATCCGGCTCATCGTTGCGGTCAGGAGCGATGAAACGTTCAAAGAGCATGAGCGGAAATAGCATGGGATTGACCTCGGTAATACGGATCAAGAAGCATACCAGCGAGGCTGCTGCGGAGCCGCGAGCCGGGCCAACGGCGACGCCTTGATCCTTGGCCTTGCGGACGACATCCGAGAGCACCAAGAAGTAGTCCACAAAGTCCTTGCTCACGATGAGGTTCATCTCATACTCAACGCGCTCTCCCCACTCCTTCCGCTTGTCGGCAGACAGTTCGTCAAAGCCTCGGTATTTCCATCCGAGTCGGCACCACTCCCAGAGGAGTTCTACGCTGTCCACGGGTGTGTCTAGAATGTCCATCTCGTCCGCACTCGCGGTCATCGTTTCCTCCTCTTGGGCTTGGGCCACGGCGCGAGGTCGCGGCGCGTTCCTGGGTATCTAATCCGATCCATCTTGGGGAGCGTCACGTTGCACCGATCCGCGACCACCGCAGTGTTGTCAATCGCCGCATCCGCCTGGACTGCGGTGAGGCCGGTCTCCATGAGACCGGTGTGGATCTCTTTGTCTGATTCCGGATAGGTGAGCAAGATGTCATACTCCCATTCTGCCTCTGCCGCAGCAACGCTCCCTTTGCCCCTTCCGGCGGCATGGAGAATCTTCTGCATTTCGTTCTGCTCGGGCTTGGGATAGTGGACGTCCGAGGAGGCCACAAGCGGTATCCCGAATTCCTCAGACCAGGCCGCGTACTGCCGGTTCAATATTCGCGTCCGCTCCAGGCCCGGGAATCTCTGTACCTCAAGGTAATAGCGATCTCCAAGGAGCCGCTTGTATGACTTCATCACCTTGACCGCCTTGTCGTAATCCCCCTCCAGGATTCCCTTACCTCCCAGGAGCGAGCAAGCCAGGTGCGAGTCTGAGCAACCGCTGGTCATGATGAGACCCGCGCTGTTGTCTGCCAGGTTCTCTCCGATGACCGTAGGCCAACGGTAAAAATCAACATTCCAGGAGCGCGTCACCATCTTCATGAGATTCTGATATCCGTGGAGGTCCATGGCCAGAATTGTCTGGTGCCACTTCCGCTGATTCTTATCCTCGCGCATCGTTCCCGGAGCGCAGTAAGCCTCCAGCCCGAAGATGGCCTTGATGCCGTGCTCGGTAGCCGCCTGCTCCAACTTCACATGCGACGAAACGTTGCCATGCTCGGTGAGCGCGAGTGCCGTCATGCCGAGTTCGGCAACCCGCTCTACGTGGTCTGATGGAAGTGCAAAGCCATCCATATAGGAGTACGTTGAGTGCGAGTGGAGCGAGACGTATTTCATGGCGTGCGGCGATCCCTGCGCGGCACAGACAGAGGCTGGTGGGGATCAGCAAGCATCGGCATTGTGCCAACCTCTGGGAATACCGGATGCCACGCCTGGGCTGGCGCGGGATTGTCCTCCTCGGAAGTCCAAGAAACATCCTCTGGATCGTCAGCCGCGCGCTCGCGATATTCAGCGTCCAGCGCGCCCAGGATTGCGCCGTAGACCTGGAGGTCATCCAGCGAGTCCTTGTGCGGATCTGCCCAGTTGTTTGTGTATCGCGTCAACTTGACGATGATGAGTTCAAAGATGTGCCAGCGGTCGTAATCCTCCGGATCGATCAGCGCGGGAGCGCCGTCTGGGAATAGCGCCTTCATTACGCGACCAACAACCTTGTAGTTGTCTTTGTAAATAGCCGCGCGCTCTGCGTAGATTTGGCGCTTGTCTGTGAAGCCGTCAAGAACCATCCTCTGGTGCTCCGAGTATTCCGGCTGGCTATCGTCTGTCATGCCTCAATCCTCTCAATAACCTTGGTGTAAACTCCCAGCGAGTCAAGGGTGTCATAAATGGTATAGCGATACCTCCGCCCGGTCTCCAGCAGATATGCATTGGTGTGCGAGAGAGTGTTGACTTGCTGGACGATCTGCGCTCCGAACACGGGGACTTCTTCGCCAGCAGTCGCGTGAATTCCGTAGTGGCAGATGTGCCCGCCACGGACGTTCTCGGCATAATTTGGGCCTTCAAGATACTGTAGGATCTCAACCTCAATGCCCATATCATAGTTGAACAGGAGCCGCGCCTTGTTGGTGCCGTGCTTGCCGCGCACGACGCCTTCGGCAATGCAGACGTCCTCAATCCATTCGGCATCCACTAGGCCCAACTCATCCTTGACGAGAGCGGTGTGGCGGTCATTGTGCGAGATGAATGCGAGTTGGTCAATTTTACCGTTGAACATTGTTACTTTCCTCCGTTGATTGTAATTATAGATCCGTTGAGTGCTTGCGGCCCGTTGAGTGCAAATAGCAAGGTCTCGGAGACCTCGCGCATTGTGACGCGGCGACCGATGGGCGGGACGCCCTCATACTCGCGCGCTTGTTCTCCCGTCCATCCTCGAAACTCCGGGATGTCCTGGGCCAATTGACGGGTCATCGCTGTGCCCTCCACCACGCCGGGACTCACACCGACAACCGTCCATTCCGGTGCCATCTCTCGCGCCATGTTCCGCACGGCCATCTCCAGCGCAGCCTTGCTGCTGGTGTAGGCGATGCTCCCGCGCATCGGCGTATGGGCCGCGTCTGAAACTACTACGGCGTAACGCACTGCGTGATCAGGGTGCTGGCGAGAATGGATAGCGGCGACCAAGATTGCACCAAGAACATTGACATCAAAGATCTTGTTCAGGTCGCGCTGCGAAGTCTCGGCCATCCATTTTAACTGCGAAACTCCAGCGCTGTAAATGATCTCATCATACGGGCCGTACGCAGCAATGTAATCCGCTATAGAGTCCTCATCGCACACATTGAGATCTTCCATCCTTGGGCCGTGGATGATCCTCTTGTCGAATAGAAGCCCCATGATTTCATCCCCAATGCCTCCGGTGTGGCAGCCAATTATCAATGTCTTCTTCATGCCCGTTCTCCAATTTCTCGATCTTGCTCTTCTGCCCAAGCGAGCGCCTGCTGCAGGACACCCAGCGAATTCAGAAGGCGCGGCCCAAAGCATACCGCGTGCTGATTATGAGCGCCGTTGCGCAGCGCCGCCTTCAATCCGAGTTCGGCAGCCTCATTGACGTTCTCCGGGAGATCATCAAATACTCCGACAACGCGCTTGCGGCCTACGATATCGATAAGGTCTTGGTATTTCTCCTCGCCGTAGATCACACCATCAACGCGACCCAGATTACGGTTGATCCAAAACTGCGTATCAGGGTCGATGTTGTCAAGGCGCTGCCATGGCCTTGTCGTGCAAATCCAAACCTGCAATCCTCGGTGCCGGAGCGATGGAGCAAGGTCTGCAACGCCTTCATCAACGGGAGCAATGGAGCGCTTCATGCCGCCTTGTCGGTAGGCAAGTTTGATGTCGCGATATGCCGCCTTGTCGATGCCCAAAGCCTCGGAGAATTCTGAGGTCTCAGACCAGTCAACTGAGACCGGCCTCTGCAGGTACAATTCTGCGAACCATCGGAAGTGCTCATAGTAATCCGCGAGCGTTCCGTCAATGTCAAGCGCCACAACGGGCGCGAGCGGGTGAACTCTACTTGTTGGCATTTTGTTCCCTTTTTGCTTCTATCGCTTGCTTGGTTTCATAGAACGCGCTGTCAGATAGCACACCCTTCTTCCACTTCCCATAGCGCCCCATTCTGACAATGCGCGGGAAGCAGTCGCAGTCGGTGTCAAGAGGCTTCTCAACCTCGTGTATCTTGCCCTCAAAATTTGGCCTGCGACCTCGCGGGAATTCCGTATTCTCCCAGCCGTTTATGCGGCTCTGGCGATACCACCAGTCGTCGGGATCTCCAGAGCATACCACAAGGTTGTCGCGTATTGTCATTCCGTCCGGACCATGGAATCCCATCTCACGCGGTCGCTTCAAATCCTCTGTCACCCACACTCGCTCGGAGTTGAAATTGTGCGAGGGGTCTGCGCAGAGAGCGTGGGCTGGAATCGTGGAGATTACTATGTCGAAATCGTCCATGATGTTGAAGGTATCATCCCAGCCGCGGACTTCATCCCAGGCCGAATACTCCTGGATAAATTCTGAGTAAAACTCCCAGGCCGCGTCGTAAGCCTCGCGGATGTCCCAGGCCTCGGAGATCCCAACAAGCGTCTCCGGGCTGACAAGGATGTCGCCCATGTCGCCGTAGACCTTCTTGCGGTAGCCGTCAACGGTTCCCCAAAGTTGGTACTCCACGTCAAACGGATCGCCTGACAATCCAGGTATGGGCCGATGAAGATACTGGGCACCTCGCATGAATGACCTCCGAGGCTTTGAGAATATGGAGACCTCTGCGCCGGAGATCACTGCGGCATGGGCGGCAAAGAGTCCAGCCGGGCCGCATCCAAGTATTGCTATTCTCATACGTTTTCGATCCTCTCTAGGATGGCGCTGGGAAGGCTCCGAGCGCCTGAGTACATGAGATCCTTGTCGTGCTTGGAGAGGCGTAGCACCCAGCCGCCTTCCACAAACGCTGGCCAAAGGTAGGGCCAGTTCTTGTCGATCTTTCCCCACTTCTCTCCGTATGCAGTTGGCCAGCGCCGGGCCATGTTGCTGCGATGGGAGCGGAGGATGTCGGTGTCACCG